GGCAATGCAATTGTCGGCGGTATTTGGTGCCGTTCGTGTTATTTCTGAAACTATTGCCACCCTACCTTGGAACGTAAAGCAAACCAACGACGACATCGTTGTTGATGCCAGTGCGCACCCAATCAACAAGTTGATTCACCATCCAAATGCAATGATGACGGATTTCACCTTCCGTGAAACGTGTCAAGCGCATTTGTGTCTACATGGCAACGCCTTCATCGCAATCAAACGTGACGGCGCCGGGAATCCATTGCAATTGATTCCGATTCACCCGGATCGTGTGGAAGTTAAGGTGTACAAGGACGAAAAGTTTTACCAGATTGACGGCAAAGAAACGTTCGACGATTCTGAAATCATTCACATTGTTGGACTTGGATTCGACGGCGTGATCGGCAAATCAGTAATAGAGGCCGCACGCGAATCCATTGGCCTTGGATTAGCGGCCGACCGATTCGGCGGTTCATTCTTTGGAAATGGCGCAAACGTGTCGGCGGTGTTAACGCACCCCGGAAGGCTATCAGATGAGGCATACAAACGTTTAATTCGTTCGTGGACACAACGCAACGCCGGGTTGGATAACGCCCACAAAACGGCGATTCTCGAAGAAGGGATGAAAGTGGAAAAAATGTCCATCAGTCCGCAAGAATCACAATTCATCAGCACCAGAAAATTTGGCGTTGAAGATATTGCCCGCTTTTTCCGTATTCCATTGGCCTATTTGGGTTCGTTGGAAAATAGTTCAACACGTGCCAACATCGAAGAACAAGGCATCCAATTCCAAAGAAACACGATTTTGCCGTGGGTGAAACGTTGGGAAGCGGAATTCAATCGCAAATTGTTCGTCGGCAATGACGCCGAACGTTACTACATCCGATTCAACATGGACGGATTGTTACGTGGTGATATTCGTTCACGTTATGAGGCGTACACGAAGGGACGCCAATGGGGTTGGATCAGCGCAAACGACGTTCGCAAGATGGAGAATCTTGCACCAATCGACGGCGGTGATGCGTATTTGCAACCAATGAATATGGTTGAAGTAGGAACCGCACAAAACGACGAAAACGATGCCGTGGAATAACTATCCAAAGGCGGCATCAGAAAACGCCGCACGTGCGCTGAAACACCGTGAAGAAAACGATTCAGATTGTGGCACGGTTGTCGGTTGGAACACCGCTCGCATTCTGGCAAATCGCGAAATGGTGTCACACGATAGATTGCCGCGCATTTATTCGTTTTTGTCGCGTGCTAAAGTGTACGACCAAGGCGATTTTGTAGATGCCGACGGGAATGAAATTTGCGGTTCGATTATGTATGCCGCGTGGGGTGGTGATGAAATGTTACGTTGGGCAAAAAGAACAATTGAACAAATGGAAAACGAAGATAAAAGCAAGAACGAAAGACACATCAAATCCGTGGTTGAAACTGATGACGAAATCGTGATCACGTTCGGCAAATCGGAAATGGACGAAGCCAGTTATAAAGACGAAGAACGTGCAGAACCAAACGAATTGGAAGTTGGCGATTTTGTACGTTGGAATTCATCCGGTGGCAACGCATATGGCCGTATCATCCAAGTGGAACGCGACGGTGAATTGGAAGCCGATTCGGGTTTCATCGTGAACGGCACGGCGGATGATCCCGCCGCCCTTATTAGGTTGTATCGCTACGATTCAGAATCGGACGCGTACATCGAAAGAAAACCAGTGTTGAACGTGGTTCATAGATTCAGCACATTGGAAAAATTTGACGCCGAGGTTCGCAAATCGTCTGTGGTTCGTGAAGAACGTGAATTCCGAATGGAAAACGTTGAACACAACGGGAATGTGATCCGAGGTTATGCCGCCGTGTACAATTCGGATTCCGAATGGATGGGCGGTTTCTACGAACAAATTGAAAATGGTGCATTTGACGACGTATTGGAAAACGACGTTCGTGCCTATTTCAACCACGACGAAAATTTATTGTTGGGACGTGTGTCATCGGGCACACTCAGAATCGGCACGGACAAACGTGGTTTGTTCTACGAAGTCGATTTGCCGAACACATCATATGCCAATGATTTAGTGGAGTTAATGAAGCGCGGCGACGTGAACCAAAGTTCATTCGCATTCCTAATCGGTCAAGACCGTTGGGAACAACGCGACGGGAAAACGTACCGAATCATTGAAAAAGTATCACGTTTGCTAGATGTTTCGCCAGTTGCGCAACCGGCTTATCCGGACGCAACATCGGAACTGAAACGCGATTTGGAAATTGAAACCAAAGAAGAAATCGAAACGGCCGCCGTAGAAGATACGGCATCCGAATCGGTTGAAACGAAGGAAGAAGATTCCAACATTTATTTGTATAAAAGTAAAATTTTAAATTTTTAACACGATGAAAAACATCGAATTGCGCGGCAAACGCGCTGAATTGATCAAGCAAGCGACCGGCATCGTTGAGGCGGCGCAAGCTGAAGGACGTTCATTGAACGCAGAAGAAAAGTCAAAATTTGACGCAATGGAAGCTGATGCACGTAGCATCAAAGACCAAATCGACACGTTAGAGCGTGCGGCAGAATTGAAAAAGGAATTGGCATCAAACGCCGAAGCACGTCAAGCGGCGCCAAAGGCAACGAAAAAAGGTGCATTCGAAAAATACCTTCGCAACGGTATGGGTTCATTGTCAAGCGAAGAACGTTCAATCATGGGCGAACTACGTGGAACAAGCACGCAAATCGTTGGTACTGATTCTTTGGGTGGTTTCTTAGTACCACAAGATTTCAGCGACGAATTAGACATCGCTTCTTTGTTCACTGGCGAGGTTGAAAGACTTGCAAAGAAATTGAACACGGCGGGTGGTGCATTGTTGGATTACCCAACAATTAACGACACGGCAACCGATGCGAACCTAATCAGCGAAGCGGCGGCGGTAACTGTTCAAGATATGACATTTGCAAACGCTCAGTTGTCAGCGTACAACTACGCATCGCAAGTGAAAGTGTCAATGCAATTGTTGCAAGACAACGCGTTCGACCTAAATGGTTTCCTAGCGGAAGCAATGGGCGAAAGAATCGCACGTGCTACAAACGCGGCATTCACTACGGGTACTGGATCAAGCCAACCACAAGGTATTGTGACGGGTTCTTCATTGGGGAACACTGCGGCATCAGCTACGGCAATCGCGGCAGACGATATTTTGGATCTTATCCACAGCATCGACCCATCGTACCGTAACAAAGCAACATTCGGTTTGATGGCACACGATAACGTGATCGCGGCAATCCGTGCATTGGGTATCGGTTCTTCAAACGATTTCCCAATCTTCATCCCATCGATGGAAGCGGGTCAACCAGACAAGTTGTTCGGTTACAATGTATATTACAACAACGATATGGAGTCAGCAATCACAACTGGCAAGAAAACGTTGGTTGCGGCTGATTTCAGCAAATTTGTTGTTCGTAGCGCCGGCGGTGTTCAGATGGTACGTTTGAACGAACGTTACATGGACGAACTAGAAGTTGGTTTCGTGGCGTACGCTCGTAAAGATGCGAAAGTACTTGACACACGTGCCGTGAAGCACTTGATTCAAGCCTAATCAATATGAAGGTCAGATTTTTGAAATCTGTTTCGGGTTCTGGATTCCACTACCGCAAAAACGCGGTAGTGGAAATCCACTCCGAAGAAAGATTGACAGACTTTTTGAACGCGGGTTTTTGTGAGGCAATCGCCGAACCACCAAAGAAACGCGCAAAAAAAGCGGTGAAGAAAACCACATCAAAGCAAACACGATAAGAAATGGCAATTGATATTGTAACGGCGGCGGCGTCGGAACCAATCACATTGACGGAAGCGAAGAATTTTCTTCGCGTTGACCATAGCGATGACGACACATTGATTTCGGCATTGATTACGGCGGCACGTCAAATGTGTGAAGAATACACACGACGCATTTTGGTCACAACAACCGTTGATGAATATTTCGACAAGTTCCCGACAAACCGTTGGAACAACTTGTCCAACTTGATATATTTATCACGCGGCCCAGTTGCATCAATATCATCGGTCAAGTATGTGGACGAAATCGGTTCAGAAACGACGATTTCGACGGACGCGTATGTCACGGACTTGATTTCCGAGCCGGGACGCATTCAATCCGTATCGGGTTGGTTTGCGGCGGCGGGTGTTGTCAACCAAGTGATTGTGCGCTATGTAGTGGGGACGGACGTGAGTGCGATTCCGAAACCATTGATTCAAGGAATGATGTTGGTGATTTCTGATTTGTACGACCAAAGAAACGATCGTGTGAAGCAGTTGCCAACGGCATCAGAATATTTGTGGAACCCGTATCGAATCTTTACATTCTAATGATTGACCAAGCGGGACAATTAGACCGACGGATCACGATTCAATCATTCACCACGTCAACGGACGATTTTGGTGAGGTGATTAAGTCGTTCACAACATTGGCCAACACATGGGCAAAGGTTGTGGAAAAGAGTGGTTCAGAAGGTGAAGAAGGCAACCAGATTGTGGCGACACAAAAGGTTGAGTTTATGATTCGTTACCGTTCGGACATCAACGAACAAATGCGTATTGTTTACGAGGGGAACACGTACACCATTGAGGCCATTTTGAATGCCGATGCACGAAAAGCGTTTCAAAAGGTGATTACAAGATTTGCGGACTAATGGGATTCAATACGTTTCAAAGAATGAAGGCAACCAAATCGTCACCGGGTGGCGGTGGTGCATTCATTGGGTTCGATGAAAAGGACATCAAAAAGGAATTTGAACGTGCCTTCAAAGAGTTGGAAAACCTACATGATGGCGTCACAACGGCGCAAATCAGACGTATTGCACGCAAGGCATTGAAACCGATGGTGAAGGCGTACCGTGAAGAAGCCAAAATCAAAGGGCCGGACGTTTTCAAGGTGTACCGAAATGGCGGCGTTTATGCTGAAATAAAATCGGGAACATTGGCCAAATCAATTGGAGTGATTACGACACGCGTGAATCGTGGGGCAACCTTTGCATCATTGCAAGTCGGGCCAAGGGTGAAACGAACATTCAGCGACCCAGAAAAGGGCGGTTGGTTTGCGCATTTCTTGGAATACGGTTATTTACAGAATGGTTCGTATCGTGGTGACGGGTACCGTTTCGCATCACGCGCAAGAATGAAACAAAGCGGTGGAGTGGCGAACGAATTCAAACGATTGATGCGTTCGTTTTTGAATAAGAAAACAAAACAAGCAATGGTATGATTGGGAAGGTCATCAAATCAAAGTTCACCAGCGATTCAGATTTGAACACGCTATTTGGTGGGCGGGTGTTCCCGGTTGTCGGCGCTCAAACAAAGGCGACGCCGTTCGCGATTTACGAGGTGGTAAACATTTCCACAAGTATGTCGAAAGAAAGCGATTCGCATATTGACGAATTAGACGTCCGAATCACGTTGATTTCAACAAAATATTCGGACACCCAAAACGGCATTGAATATGTTCGGAGTGCATTCGTGAGAATGGACGAAACGATTCAAGGCGTGAAAGTGCAATCGTGTATGTTTGAAGGACAGCGCGATTTGTTTAGCGATGACGAACGAACATTCGGATCACAATGTGATTTGAAATTTCGGGTGGCTCGCGACTGATTTTGTAAATTTATAAAGTAAAAAAGTAAAAAAATGGCTGCAACAAGCATCATGAATTCAACGGATGTTGTAATTCAAATTTCAGAAGATAGCGGTACAACGTACGACATCATTGGTCGTGCTACATCAGCATCATTGAGTGTTTCAATGGAAACACGCGACACAACCACCAAAGATTCGGCCGGATGGCAAGAAAATTTGGAAGGTCTAAAATCTTGGTCATTGAGTGGCGACGGTCTTGTGACCTACTCAATTTCTGGCGATTACGACACACCAGACGATTTGTTCACCCTATTGTCAAGCCGTACACTTGTAAAAGTGAAATTCGGTTCAGCAACAAGTGGTGAAATTGATTACACTGGCGACGCATACTTGGTTTCTTACGAGCAAGAAGCGGGCGTTGAAGAAAACGTGACATATTCATTCTCATTCACGGGAACGGGCACATTGACACAAGCGTCAGTATCTTAATCATTTAGGGGCGGCCATCGGCCGTCCCTTTATTACAACAACAACAAAACAAAAAGATTATGACACACATCATTGAAATTGGAGAAAGAAAACACGCGATTCGTTTTGGATTCAACGCATTGCGTGAATTTTCAAGAATGACGGGAACCACATTGGCGCAATTGGAATCGTTGGGGGACAACATGACGTTAGACCAAGCGATCACGCTAATGTATTGTGGTTTTAAGGACGGCGCACGAAAAGAAAAATCGCCGTTCAGATATGATGTTGCCGATGTTGCGGATTGGATTGATGAAGATGAAGCGTTGATTGAAAAGGCGTTCGGAATCTTTGAAGAACAATTCGCGAGCAAAGGCGAAAAAAAGTAGTTGACCGAACGGGGCAACAAACAAGCGTTCCCACATGGGACACATTGGAAGCGTTTGCGTTCGGTCAAATTGGATTGATGCCGTCCCAGTTTTACGACTTATTGCCACGCGAATGGGGCAATTTGGTTGAGGGTTGGAACGAGCGTCAAAACCGAAAAGAACAATCGGAGTGGGAACGAATACGTTGGCAAACAACGATTCTGATCAATCCGCACACGAAGAAAACGATTAAGGCAAAAGATTTAATTGTTTTCCCGTGGGAAAAACAACCGAAGAAAAACAAAAAAGTTTGGACACGGGGGGAAATTTTGGATGCAATAAACCGACGAAAAGAACGCGCAAAGGCCAATGGCAAATCTTAGTTCATTAAATTACAGACTAACGGCGAACATCGCACCGTTCCGCAAAGGCTTGAATAAGGCCGAACGCGCATTGGATAAGACGGGGCGCAAAATGCAACAATTCGGCAAGAATATGTCGGCGAAGGTCACGGCACCGATTGTTGCAATGGGTGCGGTATCGTTCAACGTGTTCAAAGGTTTCGAAGCGGAAATGGCCAAAGTGCAAGCCGTTTCGGGTGCCACCGCCGAAGAATTCAAAGCGTTATCAGATAACGCCAAAGAATTGGGCGCATCGACGATGTTCAGCGCACGCGAGGTGGCCGGACTGCAAACGGAGTTCGCAAAATTAGGTTTCACCGCAACGGAAATCACAAAGGTCACGGAATCGACGTTGGCATTGGCGCAAGCGTCGGGCAGTGATTTGGCACGTGCGGCCGAAGTGGCGGGTTCTACATTGCGGGCGTTTGGATTGGATGCCGCCGAAACGGGTCGTGTGACGGACGTGATGGCGATGTCATTCAGTTCATCGGCGTTGGACATGGAAACGTTTGCCGAATCAATGAAATTTGTTGCACCGGTGGCTAAAAGCGCCGGGATGTCGATTGAAGAAACGTCGGCAATGTTGCAAATTTTATCGAACGCGGGCATCAAAGGAAGTCAAGCGGGGACAGCATTGCGTCGGATCATTTCGGAAATCGGTGCATCGGGGAAACCTACGGCCGAAGCGTTGAAAGATTTGGCAACGCAAGGATTGAATTTAGCCGACGCCAAAGATGAGGTCGGACGATCCGCACAATCGGCGTTGTTGGTATTGGCAGAAGGCGTTGACCAGATTTCACCATTGACCCACGAATTGAAGAATTCGGCGGGTGCGGCCAAAGAAATGGCCGACGTGATGGGCGACACGGCATTCGGTGCCGGGAAACGTCTGGAATCGGCAATGGAAGGTTTGGGCATTTCCATCGGTGAAATTGTTGCCGTTGCCATCGTTCCAATGATTGAAGGGTTGGCAAAGTTAGCCAGTCGATTAAACAATTTAAGTCCGAACACAAAACGGTTCGCCGTGATTGTTGCGTCCCTTGCGGCGGCAATGGGGCCGGTCGTGTTCATGGCGGGCGGATTGGTTCGCAATTTTAGGTATTTAAGCATTGCCATCAAACGTTCCAACACGGCAACCAAAGCGGCGATCATTCTTCAAAAGGCGTACAACGCCGTGTTGAAAGCGAACCCAATGGGAATCGCATTGACGGCGGCCATCGCATTGGCGGGCGGCATCATGTTGTTGAACAAGCGCAAGAAAGAAGCCGTCCAGATTGAGAAAAAATTGTCCGAAGGTGCGCAAGATGAAATTGCAGAAAATCAAGTTCGTTTGGGTCAAGCCAACAATTTGATTGAAACCATAAAAGACCAGAACATTTCCAACGAACAACGTTCGCGTTTGATTCGTCAATTGAATACGGAATACAAAGATTTATTGCCAAATCTGATTGACGAAAAAGATTCCGTTGACGACATTGCCACGGCGCAAAAGGAAATGAACAAACAAATGGCGAAGAAAATCGCCATGATTGCCGCGCAAGACGAAATGAACCAATCGGTTCAAGCCGCCGTTGAAGCGCAAAAATTATTCAACAACACGGTCAAAGAATCCGACAAACTTGCAACCAGATCGCAAGAATTGTTCGGCCGTGTATTGTCGGCGCAAGATGTAGAGAACTACAAAAAGGCATTGCGTTCGTTAACGCCAGAACAAGCGGCGTTGGTTCAAGATATTGATTTGAACAACAAAATGTTGGCCGTCAACAAAACAAGGTTAGACGACGCCAACGCATCGGTCACGGAAGTTGGAAAGAGCGTTGAAGCACTTGCCAACAAATTGAATGTCGCATCCAATTCGGGCAGTGGCGATGTTGAAAGATTGACCGAAGCATTGGTTGATTTGCCACGTAAAGCGAACCCGGCGGTTTTATCATTGGCCACGGTATTTGCCGGAAGGGTAAAACAAGAAATGGTCAATTTCACAGCGTTGGCCATCCAAGCGGGCAACGCGATGAAAGATGTTTTTGCGGCATCAATTCGTGAGGCATTTGGAGAACTTGAAAAGGGCGAAACCAGATTTGGCAAGTTCAAAGAAGCGATGACGCGAATGTTGAAAGATATGATCATTCAATTCACGGCGGCGGCGATAGCGGCATTCGCATTGGCGGTGGCCGTACGTTTTGCCATTGGAGGTGTGGCGGGAATCGGTGGGGTTGCCGATATATTTTGAACGATGCAAAGCGTCGGCGGCTTTATGCCGAATATTCCAATGTTGGCCGAAGGTGGTGTTGTAACGGCACCAACACTGGCAATGATTGGTGAAGGTGGGCAATCCGAGGCGGTGATTCCATTGGATCGATTGGGTGAATTCGGTGGCGGTTCGCAACAAGTCGAAGTCGTCGGCCGAATCAGTGGTGCCGACATCCTATTGAGCAACGAACGCGCACAACGCAACAGAACAAGACAACGCGGTTTCTAAAATATGGGATTAAGACTTTACAGCGAATTCAAAAGTTCGGCGGACAAAGAATACAAGATTGAGATTTACGATTCCGAATGGTCATTGCCATCGTCATCGTTCAATGTTGCCGGTAATGGTTTTGAATTAAGCTATTCAAGCGAAACGGACAACATCGTCAGTCCAATTATTGGGTCAAAATGTACAATCAAAGCGTACAACAACACCGACGTTTTTGACACCTTCATCAATGATTTGACCCAGTACCAAGAAAAACGATTCACGGTCAAAATCATCGTTCAAGATTTGAAGGTGTTGAGCGATTTCAAAAACCGCGTGATTAACGACGGCGGAACGTTTGAGGCCGAATCGTGTTTGCGTTCCGACTTGATTGATTTGGGTGCATCGTTGGAACCCGTCACGTATTGGACGGGAATCATCACACAAGATTTGGCAACCGAAGAAGATGTTTCCAAGCCACGGATTTTTGAAATTACAGCGACGGACGGAATCGGCCATTTGGCAAACAAAGAGTATGAAACCATTTCCAATGTGACGATTGAATCGTTCATTGAATCGGCGGCGGGTGCCATTGGGTTGGACGAACTATATTCGGCAACCGATCCGTTCTACGCCACAACCGTCAACGTTTGGGACACAAATCACACGTACAGCGCCACGACCGACGTTTCAACCTTGATTCGGTTTGATTCACGTGTGTACACCAACACCGAAGAAGATGGTACGGTTGTCTATTCAACGTACCTTGACATATTGCGTGAATTATGCACGGCGTTCGGCGCCCGTTTTTACCAGAAAGACGGCATTTTCCATTTCGAACAATATTTGGAACGTGCGGAATCTACGCGCACGGTCAGCACCTACCAATTCAACGGCACGTTGGCCGACACGTCAACCGTTGAAGATGACGTCACGTTGGATCAAACGTCGGCGGGCGGCGCAAGAATGGCGGGCAACATGTTCAACTATTTGCCGGCATTGAAGAAAGTGCAAGTGGCGTTCGACCAAAATAGAACGTCGAACCTATTGGGCAACAACATCATTTTCACCGGGGCAACCGGGCGAAAAAGTCTTGGATTCGTGCCAGACGACAACAACGGACGATTGCAAATTGATTTGGCATTGTCGTACCAATTGACGTTGAACACCACGCCACCGAGCGTTCCACTGGAGTTTTACCGACCCGTGTGGAAAATAGAAGTCCGAATCGAAGATGTCAACAACCCGGGCACATATTATTATTTGAAGCGCGATTGGACGCCGGGATCGTTCGGTGCGCAATTGTACGGGGCGACATCATGGACAACAACGGCATCATATTATTATATTGACGCCGGTATTTCAAAGAACGACGCCACGGGTTTGTTTTTAAGCGGCCCGGCAAGTTTGGTGACGCCACCATTGCCCGTGGACGGCACGGTTGAAATCGACATCAATTTTGACAAGGCGTACGACATCAGCAATGCCGCACAAACGACGCCAACGTTCTTCGATGAAACGATCACGTCCATTGCCAAAAAGGTGTTGTTTATCAATGACGCGGGCAGTCTGAATGAAGTTGAAGTATTCAGCGCAACAAACGACGACGCCAATATCAATTCAAATTTGATTCTCGATTTGGGCAAATTGCGTGTGAGTGATGCCGTAGGATTGCAAGGGTCGTTTTTTGTGTACGACGGTTCTGGATGGGTACGTTCGACGCAATGGCGCCGTGGGAACACCGGATCATTCGCGTCCCTTTTCAAGCTATTGACCAAAGAAATATTGTCGTTACACAAAAAACCGATTGAACGATACAACGGCACCATCATTGGCGCATTCCCGTTTGGCACGCGTTATGAGTTCGACAACGCTTTTTGGATTCCATTGAGCGGCGATTATGATGCCAACATGGACGAATGGCGTTGTGAATGGTTCGCCATCGACAAGATTGAATCGAACATCACGGCAAGCGAACCCGTCGGAAGCGGATTGGGCGCCGGTTTTTCCGGTTTGGTTAGTGGACAGCAAGGCACGGACGAGGTGATCACGGCCGTTGACATCAGAACAACGGACAGCGTGGTTTCGCGCAACGCAACCGTTGGCGGCAGATTGAATGTTACGGGCGACGTGACGATGAGCGCCGGACTGGATCATCGAGGTTATTTGATAGAAAACATCACGGAAATTGAACACGAACCCGGCGATGTTTATACCATTGGAACGTCGGAATATATGATTTTCAACAAATGGCGTTCGGGCGCGGCCAATGGAACGTCAACGATCAATTTGCCGGCGGCGGGAGACAATCAAGGCCGTTTGTTGCGCTTCAAATCGGACGGCACTATTTCATCCAATCACGAAATCAGTTTGGTGCCGGATGGTAGTGACACGATTGATGGCGCGGCGGAATTTAGTTTCTCCCGTGATTACGACGGCGTGATGATTTTGGCGCACGATGGCGAATGGTTCATCGTGCAACGGAAGTCAAAATGATGCACATGATATTGTATTTTTAATAACACAAATAAGCACCCAAAATGAATAACGCTCAATTTTATTACCTACTTCGTAGAGGCGTATTCGGGTCGAACCTTGGCAATACCGTTGCCGTTTTTCGTACTCGCGTCCTTAATGATGGTGGGATTTTTGAATCACAAACTTGCGTCAACAAAGCAGTTGCCGCACTAGAAATAGACGAATAACATGGCAACACTTTTTGACGACGCCAGTTTGGTAATGATACCAAGCGGCTACAAAGATGACAAACTATATTCTATTAAGCCCACAAGCGGCGACGGCGATTTTACATTTAGCCGCGACGGTTCGGGCGCTTCACCGGCGACCCGTGTGAATAGTG